CCCATGGCAAGTTATGGTCTGAAGCTAGATAAGCCTCTCGAGACCGGTGTGTACAAGTACTGTGCTCTTTTACCTATTACGATATCACTAGAATTTCGTGTTTTAAAGAGCACGATCACACTAGATTATCGTTTTCGATATTTAGAGATTTTACTTTGCACATTTGTTGTGTTAAATCAAACCTGCATCTTTCTTTTTAGATGCAAGCTCGTCATTGACTTTGAGCTAGTTGGCAACAAATTGTCACCAACGAATCAAAACGACGGTATACCCTGTGGTGACACACAGGGGAATCCGTGCCTCATTTGAGGAATTAGTCAATGTAAGATAGTTCCATTAACTATTAAAATTCTCCCACTGGGAGTGTCAGCAGAACGACTGGTTCTGCCACGCTTGTTTACTGTCAATCCGAAAGCGTAATAGTCGGATAGAATATCCCATTGAAATGGGCGGTATGAGGACCAAGACTTCGTGTTTTGAGCCTCGCTCTCCGATATGAGCCAAGCTATCTTTTAAAATAGCCCAATTGACATCAATTTACTTACTCCACTTGTGGAGAGTCCCCCTATTATGATTTTTAGGCTGGGCATGTAGTTGATGGCTTTTGTCACGGGCCACATTGTATGGATACATCCAGGACGAAACGTTCTGGACATGAGAATCATCACACATCCCGGGCAGTCTTTTGACTGTTTACCATTGGGATGTGTGGGTGCAAGCATGCTTTGTGGTAGGCTGAGGGCGTCTCATCTAGACCATGAGACAGCGCCCTATGAAGCCTGCGGTAGCTGGATTTAATCACCAGTGATGGTACGTGGCACCCTGCAGCAGCAGTTTCCAATACCCGGTCTATTCCGGATATTGGTAGTGTTGTGCAGGACCCCGGGCGATCTATATCAAAATGAAGATCGACCAGTCCGCACTCGCTACTTTTATCCTCTCCGAAGAAATGGCAAACTTCCAAGGTCCCAAAGTAAGGGACGGAGTAAAGGCTATTAAGCCACAAGTTGGGGATTTTCTTAACCACGTCGCAAGGACTGGGGAGAATTTGACCCAATTGAATGATTTGATGGATAGGTTTAGGACCGTGATGGAAAAGGTGCGTTCAACTATCGTCTTCAATGATGATGATGATGTTGTGGAGGCGTTGATGTCCCGTTTGGAGGGACTCGTTATCGTTATCCTTGATTGCTCCACTCGTGAGAGCCTGACGGAAATGATTCTGCCTATGATGCAATATTTGAAGAGTTGGGCACCCAATAAGAGTATAGCCATGAAGGCAATAGGCATACTCAACAAGATTTTGGCGGAGGACGCGCATGGAGACCGCACGGAAGTCCATTCGGGCTTGAATGGACAAGGTGGTTGGTTCTCATCGAACTGGCAGATGTTGACTGAGGGACACTTCGGAAAGCGGTTAGCCGGGGCTCTGAACCTACTCATCATTTGCGGCATTCTTCCGGAGAAGATGTCGTCACACATAGGAGATGAGATGTACAAGATTCTACATGTACAAGCCATGCGGAAACAACACCCATCCATCTTCCACCATTTGTTCTCCACCCTCGATTGGGTGGTGGACTCTGTGATCCCTGCCTTCTCCACCAACAACCCTGCTCTTTTGCTGTACGACTCTGATGTCAGTGAGATAGACGAGATGTACCGCAACTGCCTGGACATGGTCACTTTGAACACTTCCGGGCAGATGGAGCGAGTGAAGGAGAAGTACGGCGTCTCCGACGAGGCTGAACTGGTGGTCTACATAACGAAGACTTCCGCAGCCCACTTGGCGGTGAAAGCAAGGTCCAGGGGTGATGCCCACATTCAGCGTGAGATGCAGAATCGGCTCATTCGCTTGGACAAGCTCCAGGGCGATATCCAGGCGTATTGGCACTCGAAGGGATTGAGAGTGAAACCTTTTGGTGTTCTCATTCGGGGCCCATCATCCGTCGGCAAGAGTGTCCTCGCTGGCATATCTTGTCATGCAATTTGTAGGACAATGGGCTTTCCTGAAGGAGAAGAATACATTTGCTCTCTCAATGGAAGTGATAAGTACCAGTCTGAATTCAGGTCACAACACATCTGTGTGATCTTTGATGACATGGGAAACACAAAGCCGGAGAAAGCAGACGGTAACCCCCTCTTCATCCTGATCCAGTTCATTAACAACATGCACTGCGCAGCGTTAAGCCCAGAAGCAGAGAAGAAGGGAAAGAATGACATTAGGTCTAAGGTGGTGGTTGTCACAACTAACACCACTGACCTGCACTCATCCTTCTTCTCCGTCAACCCAACGTCTATCATGAGGAGATTTGATTTAGTCGTGGACGCCAAACTGAAGGATTCGGCCAAGTCGAAGTCGGGTGGCCTACACCCTCGATTTGCTGGTCAGACCCACCCAGATGCTTGGGACCTCACCCTGAGTACTGTGGACATTGTTCGCAGCACCAGTTGTGTCCTGGCAGACTCGTGGCGACTTAACGTCCAGAAGCAAACTGGCGTTGTTGGCTTGGTCGAGTACTTGGCTGAGGTGGCTCCTGCTTTCTATAAAACCCAGGAGTCCATCGTTGAATCGTCTAGCGAGCTGCACAAGAAAGAGCATTGTGCGAAGCATCCCTTGTTTTGCACACCCTGCCCAAAGTGTGTTCGAGACAATGGGTTTGAACCAATCTCTGCAACTGTCCTCAATAAGCAGAATGGTCTGTTGTTCGATAAGGGAGCGCAGGATGATTTCATCAAGTGCTACCTCGAACCAGACATGCTCGAGAACAACGCAGACCCTGTTGCTGATGTGGAGGAGAGTGACTTGTCCCCCTTACAGAGGATTGATTACATATGTGGCCAAGCTATATGCAAACTTAAGGACTTGTTCAATACCATCACCAAGAAGGTCAAGCAGGACCCTTGGTTGTCTGCAGTGGCCCTCTTCTCATCTGTGGGTTTGGCAGCCATAGCAGCATACAACATGTTCACACCCCCTCAGCTACAAGCGGAGGGGGCTGTGTACTCCAGGATCAATGCTGCAGCACGTAAGCCTGAGAACTTCATAGAGAAGGACAACAAGTACCAGAAGGTGTACTCCAACTTTGTGAAGCAACCTGATGCTAGCGTTTCCACCACTCTCCAGCAGTTGGAGACTAAGATCGACCGCAACCTCCACGTCATTTTCATCCAGGAGTTTGACGAACACCAGGACATAGCGTTCGGTCCCATCCAGTGGGGAAATGCCATCCCTGTTGGTGGAGGGCGTTGGCTGATGGTTGGTCACCAGTTCCAAGATGGAAAGACATATCACGTGAAGTTCCGGTCCCACCCAAACATAGGAGTGAAACGATTCGACATGTTGATTAATGAAGCAAACATGACTCGCATTGAGGGTTGTGATGCTGTCGTCGTTGACGCCCCTCAGGGTGGAGACACGGCTGACTTCTCCAAGTACATGTTGGACACGCTGGATGACTTTGAATTCCACAAGGGCGCTCCTCTCATTGTGTACCACGCCCACCACTCACAAGTTGCCGATGATTGCGATGACTTCAAGCCTCCATCTTCCTACAGAATCGCTTCCAAGCTGAAGTCTATTGAGAATATGAAGGTGAACGGTGTTGGCTATTACGATCTGGCGCTATATGAGGCAGACAACCATGATGGAATGTGTGGTTCGCCAGTCTTCCTTGCTGGCAGGAACCCAACCTTCATTGGAATTCACACGGCTGGTAGCCCTAGCACAAGGACTTGTGGCGTCACCCTACTTGCAAAGGACATGCTGACCCGTAACAGGGAAAAGGTGTTCATTGCTGAGCAGGGTGAGTTGCCATCTGAGCTCCAGGGCATTGAGTTCACCGTGAATCCCGATGTCCACAAGTATAGTCCAGTGCATTATATTGAGGATCCAGACCATAACTTGGAAGTGTTCGGACAGCACAACCTACCGCTATCCAAATTCAAATCCGACGTGATAGAGTCACCACTCTTGGAACACATGAAGGAGGAGATGAACTACGAGCCAACCCATGCTGCTCCTCCAGCAAAGGCAGCCAACAACTCCAGGCGGCGACACCTTTTGAAGACGACTGAGAGGAAACCCCCTTCCAACCCTAAGTATTTGGCCATGGCCATCAAGGATCTGAAGAAGAAGATTAAGAGGGTTGTGAAGAAGAAGGGCTTCCGCGAATTCGTCCATCCAATCTCCTACGAGGATGCCACCAATGGCGTCCCCGGGGTGAAGGGGTTCGATCCTGTCAACATCCTGTCGTCCATGGGGTTCCCTGCTAATTGCCCAAAACACCGGTGCCTGGTGGAGAACATAGTTGCCAAGCAACTCGGATTGACTACACTCAAGTATGTCAAGAAAGAGGAGATTAATGGCAAGACTGTGTACTCTTACGAGATCCACTTCGACCCTAAGAAGGTGGACGTGCGTCGGAATGCTGAAGGGATGCTTGAGGTCTTCCTCGATGGCAAGAGGGCTAATGTCAGCTTCCGCACTAGTCTGAAGGACGAAGCCCTCTCTCTAGAGAAAATTGCTGATGGCGTCATTCGAGTGATAGCTGGTGCACAGGTTGATTTGGTTATCAACACTCGCATTTTAACTCTCTCATTGATTAACCACATGACCAATTTCCCTGATGAGTTTGAGAGTGCTGTTGGTGTCGATGCTACAGGTAAGGACTGGGGAGCCATTGCTGATTTTGTGACGGTGTTCGGAGAAGAACGCTGTGGCGATGGCGACTTCTCGAGTTTTGACACTGGCATCCGCGCCGAGTTCAGTGCTGGGGCCTTTGAGATCATCAAGTTTTGTCTAGCCGAGTGCGGCTATGATGACGACCTTCTGACGATGATGGATGGAATAGCCACTGAGTGTATGTTTCCCATTTATGAGTCAGATGGTCTGATGTTCAAGGCCCTCGGTTCGAACCCTTCAGGCAACCCACTCACAGTCGTGTTGAATGGTTTTTGCAACAGCCTCTATTTGCGGTACGCTTACTATGCCATGCATGACGTGTCTGAATTTGGCAAGATTCCCCTGTTTCATGAGGTAATCGCTCTCATCACTTATGGTGACGACAACATCTTTAACGTTTCTGAAAAAGAGAAACTGTTCAACATGCAGTCGCTAGGTAGGGAGTTGGCCCGGATTGGCGTGAAGTACACTGACGCTTCGAAACAGATTTCGTCGGTTCCTTTCAAGCACTTTCGGGAACTCTCCTTCCTCAAGCGCATCTTCAACTGGCACCCACAACTTGGGGGCTACGTTGGCGCTTTGGAGAAGAAGAGTATCAACAGATCCCTTGCCCTCACTCGCAAACCGAAGAAGGGCCAGAGAGAGAGTGTCGCTGAGATCTGTGCCAACAACCTGAACGGTGCTCTACGAGAGTTGTATTACCACTCGCGCCAGGATTACCTGGATTTCCTCCCTATCGCGAAATCCATGGCGTCCAAGGCTGTTGATAGTGAAGGACATCGGGTTTGTGATTACTTCACACCAATCACTGAGGCGGAAATCATTGAACAGTACCAGCGCACTAAGTGTGTGTATTACGAAGCCAAGGAGCGATTGGAGATGGAAGGTCAATCTGGAGTCCTTCACGAAGACCCCGACATCTTTTACCAGCGTTTTGAGGTGTTGGAGTTGGAGAACGAGAGATTTTACAACCGGGCTCCATCTGCTGATTGGGTTGTCAACAGGTTATTTGCGATTCATAATGAGTTCGAGAACATGTTTCACAGCCCAATCAACGCTCCTCGGTATTCCGACAACCACATTGAGATGCCACTTGTGGAAACGTGTCATGACGTGGACTTCAGGTATTACTGTGCCTATGAACACTATGACGACGTTGGCCCCATAGTCGAGCGTGATGTAAGGTTGGTGGAAGGGTTCGCCCAGGACATCGTGATATCCGCTGTAGAGATGAGGCGGCGACGGGGCTGCCATCGAGCGATAGCCAAACAAATTGAATACATGTGGGAGTATGCTCTTCTCCCACACGTCGTTCCAAAACGGAGCGACGAACGTGCTTTTAAGGTTGCGCGCAGTGTGCTCACTTCTAGGATTGAACTTCCATTCAGTCAGGACGTGAACACTTACATCCGGGACTTTTACCAAGGCCCCCTCATACGCGTGCGCTTCCCAGAGTCCATGTACTGCTCGGTCAATTTGCCGATTGCGGACGTGGGCTTGCACATGGAGCCCTGGACATTCCAAGATTACCACAACGTCTGGATGTCCTTGCAAGGTCAGTTGGAGCTTGATTTACTTCAGTTCCCTGAAGTTGTGGGCCACATGGAGATTTAATTCACCTCCATGTGTCAATTCTTATCCGAATTACTCGATGTAGGTTAGCTCCCTCATCGTTTACTAACATGCTAATAAACTATATAATTGGTGGCAAGCACTGACCACGAAGTCAATTTCAGTGCCAGAGGTAGCGGAAACCTCTAAACCGCTAGGGTTGGATGACCCGAAATCCGAGCACATGCTGTCTCCACAGAGTGGCATGTTTTGCTCGACAGAATCACCCGGAACGCAGGAGCTCCACCAAACTGTTGAGTTCATCGATCAAAATCCATCGTTTGAATGCAAGATTAACAGTGAAATTGACCCGTCGCGTTCTTCTACCAGAGATGGGAACGCAGAATTCTCTAATTTCTTCTCCAGGCCAGTGATGATTCATTCCACAAGATGGAACGTCAATAGTGAACTGGACCAGTTGATTGATCCTTGGCAACTTTGGTTTTCTAACCCCCGGATATCTAACAGGTTGAATAACTTTCACCTGTTCAAGGGGAAGATGAAAATCAAGGTGGTCATCAATGGTAATCAGTTCTACTGGGGCAGGAGTTTGCTATCATACTTGCCTTTCTCGACCCAGGGTAATTTCACCACCGAAAACACCTGGTTAGACAAGTTGCCAGCGTCACAGCGCCCCCACCTGTGGATTGATCCCTCTACATCGCAGGGAGGCACCATGGAACTGCCATTTTATTTTCCACGAGATGCAGTCGATCTCACACTTCAGAGTGAGATGCAAGACATCGGAAAATTGTGGTTGTTGAGCACTTCCCCATTGCACCACCCCACTTCCAGCAATGCTGTTGCGATTTCGATCTTTGCTTGGGTTGAAGATATTGAATTGTCTGCGCCAACCCACATCAGCACTGGTCTTTTGCAACCCCAGTCTGGTAAGATGGAGTCCATTCCAGAGGAACAGTCCAGTGGTAAGATTTCTGGCCCGTTGACCACAGTAGCCAAAGCTTCTGATGTTTTATCTGAGGTGCCAGTAATGGCCCCATATGCTAAAATGGCCTCAGCCACAGCGCGTGGTTTGGGAGCCATGGCATCACTGTTTGGGTATTCGAGGCCCAGGTTGAATGAGGCACCTAGGCCGTACAAGGCACATAACGTCAGCAACGTCGCTAACACAGACACTTCTGACAACAGCACTGTACTGGCCCTAACCTCTAACCAGGATCTTTCCATATCGCCACGTACCGCCGGGCTTGGAGACTCCGATGAGTTGACAATCAAGAGCATCGCAGGCAAAGAATCACTCTTTATAACCCCTGAGTGGAGGAAGACTGATAACCAGGACGACGTCCTGTTTTCTATGCCTGTGACCCCCCAGTTGTACAGACGTGATCGAAAGATCATACCAGTCACTAATGATGGATGGGCCCACACACCCATGTCTTACTGTGCTCTTCCTTTTGGATACTGGAGAGGGACGATTAATTTCAGGTTCCAAATTGTAGCTTCTGGCTACCACAAGGGACGTTTGTTGATTGTCCACGACCCAGTGTCCTCAGCCGATTATCCAGAGACCAACATCGTTCGGTCACGGATCGTTGATATTGCTGAGGAGCGCGACTTCACGGTGAAAGTTGGGTGGACGAAGAACTTCTCCTACCAAGAAGTGCGGACACCAGATGAGAATGAGCCATTCGCCATCGGTGGTGCCTTTAATGCTAGGCGGTACCAAGATAATGGAGTCCTGACGGTATACGTTTTGAACGAACTGGTGTCGTCTAGTGCAGATTCGGACCCAGTTTACATCAACGTCATTGTCAGTGCAGAAGATTTGGAGTTGGCCGGTCCCGACAATTCACACATTGCCACGAAGACTTTTCTTCCAACCCCACTTGAGTTCGCAGCCAAAAAAGAAGAGAAGGAACTGGAACCACAAGCTGGAGTGATCTCATCTGATATGAACACTACACCCAGTCAAAACATTCCAGAGGACCCTCCTTCGATCTCGATGATTGGTACGCCATCTCCTGAGGACAATTTAGCCTCCATTTATTTCGGTGAGCGAGTTGCCTCTTTCAGATCGCTGATCAAGAGGTACTGCTACCAGGACACATTTGGCCGCAAGTTCTCAACCAATGACAACTCAGTCGTGCGGTTGAGACATGCAAGGGCGCCTAGACCCATTTTCAGGGGGTATCTTGATGATGGCATCCATGTAGACCCAGACACAGTTGACACGCAGGTCAATGGTGTGCCCACCACCATCTTGGCTTACGCAATGGCACCTTTCCATGGTTGGAGGGGTAATCTTAGGTACAAGTTTGTGCCGTGCCAGAGTGTGGCCGAGAGACCGGGGAGGGTCACCATAACCAGACAGAGAGTCACAACAGGATATTCTTTAGCAGAATCAGGCGAATATGATATTTCAAGTGACAATTTGAACTTCATTGGTGTCGAAGATAGTTCCTCCTGGGGAGGAGCCATGGTCACGACTCCGGAAAACAGCAATGTTTTGGAGATTGAGTGGCCCTGGTACAGCAACGAGAGGTTTGCGAGTGTCGTGATGAGGAATGTGAGAGGGTCGGCAAGGAACGGCCTTGTCCTCTCAGCTTTGACGTTCCTGGAGGGCAATACCACCAGGGACTACTATACAGGTTTTGATGCCTGGATTGCGGCTGGTGACAATTTCAATGTGTTCTTTTTCTGTGGAATCCCGCCTATGTGGGAATTTTCTTTGGAGCCGGTAGTGGTTCCACCAACTAATCAATAAATTGGCGTTGCAGCGCGCCGCGGCTTTCTTTTAAGTCGTCCTAGCTACGTGATGAACTTTAGGTTCAACCTCTCAGCGTAGCTGGGGGGGGAATTTCCCTAAGTTGTTTCTTCTAAAGCGTAGCGAGGTATGTATATATTATAGTAGACTGCAAAATCAAGCAGTCCGCTTCCTCGCTGTATGTGC